TACTAATTCAATTCGTATGCGCATACCTCCTCTCCAGAAAGCAAAACGCATAGCATTATACTCCCATTGTGTTAAATACACTTGATTACCCTGCGTCAAAACTATTTGATTCGTGGTACCAGGCGTAAATAACGATGTCATTGGTCCTATAAAACCTGAATACAATGACGTACCAAAAGTTGCTGCTCCTGGCCACGCCACATTATCTACCCAAGTTGGTGTACAAAGTAAAAAAGACATACTCATCTCGTCTACATTTGTTGAAAAATGATCTCTTGTCACTACTGCTAGATTAGATGGATCTAAATCCAATCGCGTAACCATTTCTGATCCTTTCGAATGCGAAAAATTTTGAATATATTTTCTCACAATATTGAATGGATTCATTGATCTGGCTGCTCGATCGAACGCTGGTACATCCACTTTATTACCAGAAGCAGCTCCTTGAAAATCATCATTCGTCATTTTCTGCGGAATACAAGTTCCGTCCATATCGCCATAAGATGTTATATTATTCGTTGTTGAAATAGTCCCACCCTCAGCGCGTGCTGGAGCAAATTTTGCATTTCGCATCAATTGTTTTGCGTGTTCGCGATTGTAAACCGTTCCCACGGCAGATGAATTCAGTGGTACATGGAACTCAGAGTCCATGCCAAACGAAGCCCACACTGCCAGATTAATACTGGTAGGGGATCCTGTCGCCGCACCCAAAGGTACTAACACTGATACTATCACCGTTGCCGTGAAATCAAAATTCGCATCCGCGGATGGTCCATTTATTGATATATAACTTTTCGGATTATAGAATGGAACCACTAATCTTCCTTTCGTACTCGAGGCTGGATCCAATGAAATTGGATTCAGACCATAATAAGCTGTCGGGCTTGCTGCTTGTAAATTCGCGACTAATAAACCATTTGTCCACGGCACTGCATAAGCCTTCAATCTTCCCATGTGCATTTTCATACCACTCAGTTCGAAATCAAGATTAATGGATCCTTTCCAAAAAATAAAACGTTCAAAAGCCATTGATTGCAAGTAATTCACGATAATATCTTGAGGTAAACTCAAGGTTACTAACGCGTATCCTTGCGCATTCGCTGTTGTCCATGGATATGTATTAACCCAAACCCTTCGGTGTACCGTGTCC